GAAAACACCGCCGGACAATTCTGTATAGTCTACTGAAGTAGGATCAAAGGTACCTAGAGATCTAGCCACCGCTAGATTATTTTCACTAAAGCGTCTTGTTATCGCTAAACCTTCGTCTGGAGTCTTGCCGTCATTTCCCGTCCAAAATCTTTGAATACGTATTAGCGTATTCTCGAATTTCTCTGAAAGACTGTTACCACGCTCAAAGAACGCCCAGATTCCAGCGGATAGAAGAGCAACCCCTGCTACTATCAGGGTCGGAATACTCAAAAATGCACTCCCGATGGCTGCAATCGTTGTAGCAAGAAAGCCCATAATAGAGGCGCCAGCTGGCGCACTTCCTGCGACTACTAATGCGCCACCTGTAGCTGCTGTGGCGGCTGTATTGACCGCAGCAGTAACACCAGCTCTTATGAAAAATGATCTTATCCAAGTAAGCACGGGCGCAAACGCTTTAGAGGCAAGGTATATTGACATGCCGATTTCCATCAGGTTATCTGATATGAAAGTACCGGCTTTTTCAATACTGCCTTTTAGTTTGCCCCATAGCGAACTAGGCGTCACTTCGGCACTTTTTAGTGCCTCTGGATTGTTTGAGTTCATGTTAGCGAAACTCGGCACTTCGTTGCTCGGATTTTCAGCTACAGTGGCAGCCTTAGATTGGCTCGAATAGAAAATTCCAGCAGCGACTATGGTAGCCACTGCGCCCCATTTGCTGAAAAGAAACTTACCAGCGGCAGAAGCAGCGAATGCTGCAAACAGAACCTGAATTTTCTGAATAGCAGCTCCAACAATTCCTAATTGTGAGGCTATCACTGTTCCAAAGGTCATTCGATTGAAAAGACTAGTGACCGTGTTACGTAACATCCAGAAACCGACTACGAGTCCGTCAATCATAACCCGAAAAGCAAAACCGAAACCCCTAAAGAGTCTCGTAAGATCTATTGCAGATAACCAGGCAAGTGCCGCCGACGTGTTCTTTACGAAATTTGAAACACTTGCGACGATATTTCCAAAGAACCGTCCAATACTTGCTGGACCACCCCCGCCCATTATAGCTGCGACTAACAAACCACCCGCCGCTATCGCTTTCGCGACATTGGAGTTACCGAATATCGAATCTAGACCGTTATTGAGCAGTAACAATAAGCCTAGGATCATAGTTGCGCGTACCCCGAATAAAGCGCGCGTGAGGATGCCATTCTTGTCTACACTGCCGAAAATGAATAGCCTACCAATAGCGTTGACAACATCCCTAGAAGCAAACTTAACAAGTCCCAACGCATGGATGATATCTATAAATCGTCTACCAATTAGCATGACGCCGATTAATCCAATAGGGTTACCAATTCCTGGAATACTCAAGATCGCGTTTAAAATGCCACCAATATGAAGCGGAAGACTCGATACGAACCCCTTGAAGAATCCTATAATAACTTCTAGAGCAAAGTTAAGAATATCCGGTATTTTTGTTACAAGTCTCCATAACTCTCTTCCCAAGACCTCACCAAGGTTACTTGCGATCTCACCCAATATGCTAACGCCTGTTATCTGCGACATGAACTTGTCCGATAACACGGCGAATGCAACCCCGAATGCTAATAATGCCTTAGCAGTTATTAAATTCGCTAACGCCGAACTAGGGAAAAGTGAAGCAACCCCAATTAATAAAGCGCCAACACCGATGTTCTGGATTATATGTGGAAAGGCTTCTTTTAGCTTAATAATACCTTCTGCAAAGCTATCTCTTAATCTTACGCCAAGATCGACGAAGTCAATATTTTGAATTTTTACTTTAAGATTATTAAGACTAACAATAGCGCTATCTAATACTAGCTTGAAAGCGTCATGTACCGGGCGATCAGCAAAGGTATCTCTGAGACTATTTATAACATTTCTAGAAAATCTCTCGATGCCGTTAGCACAATTATCCCAAAGCGAGTTTGATGTGCTAATCACGGAATCTATCGTATCTGTCCACCAAGAATGACCAATCACGGCATCCCAAATATTCTTAAACGAGTCTATCACCTTTGCAGCGAATATTTGAACATTTTGTAACGCACTGTCCAAAAACTTGCGTGAAGAGTCCATCACGTCTTCAAATACATTATTTGAAGAAAAGCTTTTTGCTAACTCTACGAGATTCTTAGACGCTGTTGCAAGCGCCTGCGCAAAACCAGTCAATACCGCAACTATATACTTAAAGGCGATAGACATTAAGTACACGACATTTACAAAAATTCGACTAAGCGAAATAAATAACTGACCGAGCGGAGACAGCTGGCCACCAAATGAGCTAGCCCACTTTACCCCATCACGGAAACCAGTGCTTATTTCTTTTAGTGAGTCTATGAACGGTTCAAAATATCCGAACCTAATCGTCAAGGGTCTGTCTAAGATACCTATGTAAGTACCTACATCCTGAAAGAAATATTTTACTTGCCTAGGAACAGCCATCAATCTGTTCAGTATGAAATTTGTATTCGAATCGACACCAGCAGCTAACTTATTAAGGCCTTGTGTAAACTCTACCAGGGAACGTGCATCGAATAGCTCGCGCATCGCTTTTGGTACTTTGAAGTCGACGAGCCCAAATAACGTTTTAAACCAAACAACGGTATCTCTACCATAAATCGCAATCTGTCTGAAGGGTTCACTAAGGGCAGCGGTCAAGGACATTCTAATCGCATACGAGAGATTTAGTATATCTTTGAAAAAAGTCCTAGTGCTCGATATTTGAGGCAATGCTTGCAGCATACTGTTTGTTACTGATGCAAACACATTAATAACAGCGGATCCAAAAGACTTTATTTCAGAAAATTTAACACGTATAATACTGGTTACATACGCGACATCCGCTTGGATTGTATCTGCACGTAAATATATTTTTTCAGCAATAGCCAACATTATATTGCTGAGGCCACCACCGCCAAGACCTTTCATCGCTTCTGACGCAAACAAGCTAGTGGCTGTTCTTATATCTGTTATTCTATTCGCCATTGTTGCTGTCGACCGCGCAAACTCGTTATTCAATGTTTCTGCTTGTGATAGCAGCGAGTTAAAAACGGTTTCAGAAGTCAATTCTCCAGCCGCTCCAAGCTTTCTGAGTTGGCCTACGCCAATTCCAATACCGTCAGCTAAGGCTTGTGCTAATCTTGGAGCCTGTTCCAGGACAGAGTTAAGTTCCTCACCACGAAGAACGCCCGACGAGAGACCCTGCCCTAGCTGAATCACAGCGGCATTTGCAGAGTCCGCGTTGGCACCTGATAGCTGAATCGCCTGTGCCGTTAGCCGTGTAACGTCTAAGACCTCGCTTGCACTAGCACCAAGAGCTTCAGCAGCTTTTGCATATCGTGTATACATTTCCGCAGTAGACGATACCACGGTATGTGTTTCCATTGACAAGTCTAAAACAGCTTTTTGCGCTGCAGCAACTTCATATGCTGTATACGCTACTGTCTTTAATCTGTTTTCTAGATTAATTGCATTGTCCGATGCTGCCTTTAACGATGCAGCAATACCAGTAAGCCCTATTGTTAACGCTATATTCTTAAATGCATTCCCCAACGTGCTAGATAAGCTTTCTGCGGATGCTTTTATTTGCTTAACCGATTTATTTATTTCTTCTAATCTACGATCCGCCTGCTGTGTATCGGCATTAACTTTAAAAGTTACACCTGACATTTAATACTCCTATTTTTAGGCCGCTACTACAATTAAGCAGTAAGCGGCCTGTATTAAACATTTAATACAATTGTACCGTTTGGTACTAATGAAGGATCTTTCAATATAGCTGTCTCAATAAAATGCGACGGTGCCTGTCTAGAGGACCCTCTATTCAAATCATCCATATAACTACAATCGGAGGAAACGACTCCATTTTGTATTTTCCAACTATCTCTCGCGTAACCTGTCTTAACAGGAGTGTCACTCTTTACACGAGACATGGCTTCTTTTCGTTTTTTCAACTCTTGCTGTTTGACAAACGTTTGAAAATCTTTACTAAGCATTTTTAGCTCCGAATAAAGAATCACCACCGATAGCGCCTTTCATAAAGTTAAGCATCATAGAACCTTCTAACGGTACCTTTGTGCTAAGTTCTTGATTGGCGTTCTTTATTATCGCGAATGAATTAAACACAGACTCCGGCGCCCCTTTGAAGCCTTGCACTTGTAATAACTTTAAAGTTCTATCGTCTTCTCTCCAACCAATAGGTTGAAGCCGTAGATACTGTTGCCACAGCAAAAATTCATCGTATGGCATAGCATAGACTTCATAAGCAAATTTACCAAGTGCGATAGCTAGCTCAAAGACAGGGATGTCTTCGTCTTTTATTTTGACTTTTTTGCGTCTTCACCAATACCTGAGAATTGCATGATCTCATTGGACAACTTTGAGAGTTCGTCCATTGGGAAATTTTCGAAATCTTCATCAGTCAAGGCATCAGCACCCTCAGCAGATGCTTTGATAATTGTTTTCAAAATATCGAAACCTTTTGCCTCATCGTTCTCAGCAGTCTTAGCAGCTTCTTGGACACCCATGATCTGTGCAACGCTAAGTTTAGAGATCTTAACTTCTTCACCCATAAATTTGGTGACTTTCGTCATCTTCTTGCCGATTAATTTTTCGAAACCCATTTTATTGTCCTTTAATACAAATTTAGTTACCATTTTGGAATCTAATCACCATATTTGAAATCTTCTACACGCTTGCGTAGCGCATGTAGCGTTGCAAGTGTCTTAAAGATTTCTTGAGATTTTTCTTGATTTCCGTCAAATTCTTTTATCCGTTCGAATGTTTTCTCTATACTTAAATCTATAATCTTGAATGCATGCTTCAATGTCAGATTTACTACGTAATCGAGATCGAACGGCTTATTGTTTGATACGTTATTCATCTTAGCCTTAAATAAAAAGGGGCGTCTGTTCGTTCGTTTAATACTGAGCTATTGCAAGTACCCCGTATAATATAATTAGCTCGTGAAAGCGCCGAAGAAGCTGGACTGAATTGACAGCGTCAACTTAGCGATAGTCGCATCTGTAAGCGACGGAGTAACCAGCAGTGCTTCCATCTTACCAACCCAGAAATACTGAGAATTTGGAACAGTACCTAGACCGTCCGCAATAGACGTATAAACCGCATTTGTCGGTTCGGCATTAAGCAACGTGAAACGGAAAGCATACTGAACACCATTACCAACAGCTTCACCTAGCAAAGAGTCACCGATCGTATACGAACCGGTTGCTGGCTTGGCCCATTCAGAAGCAATATAGTTGATATCGATTTCCAATTGCGGAGCATCGGCCTGCCCTTGAATGGAGCTGGATGTCTTCGAGCCATAAGTCGGAACCTTGACGATATTCGCCGGTGTACCCATTGCTGGGAAAGTACGTGCGTTTCTGATACGTACAAACGTAGCGCCAGCGGAGGCTGTGGCCGAACCGCCGGTTGTAGTAACCGAACCGACTTTAGTACCTGTGGTTGGAATCTCTGCTTTGAACAGTCCCATCCACTCATCTGCCGTATTCAAACCCGCGATGTCAACGGCGTTTAAGGGTGTTGCCAGCATGCTTACCGACAGGTCAGAGAACATAGCCGAACCGATAGAATTAATATGTGCCATATTTAATTTCCAAAAAAGTTAAAAAGAATTGAGTAAGACGCTCTAGCTAAACTTGCGTCAGTACCATCCAACGTTACACCACTTAAGCTGGAGACTCCTAATTGTGTCGTCCCAAATTCAGTGGTGATCGTTTTACCTGCTAGATATGTATCCAGCTTATCCGCTATTGAGACTGAGCGTTTTGAGCCCTGTCCAGCGACTGTGAATATATCAATTATAATCTGTCCACTAGCAGATCTTGGTGGATTTGCTGTTGGGTATCCACTTACGATAATGCTAACCCGTATAAACTCAGAACCACCACCGATATAGTTAGTTGGATATGTCTTTATGTTTTCTGACTTCCACTCCGGAGATCCGAATATTGCATAAATTGAGTTTTCCAGATACGAATACTTACCCATCACTGACTCCTGTTCACACTCACTGTAACGATAAAACCATCATTTCTAAAAGGCAACACCATCTTCCAAACGTTTCCATCAGAATCGGTTATTGTATCGTAGGGTGATATTTCATCCAAATCAGTAGATTGAAATAAAAAATCTTGTTGAACAGACACTTTGGTATCATCCCTGTTTCTTCTGTGTGTAACCAGGAGGCCTTGTATTGGTTTGCTACTTATTGTGCCTGTAACAATATCATTACTCGCGAAATCAAAAGAGTTACCTTTACTCTGAGTAAGTACGACTGTTTTAACTATGTCACCGGCCATCGCAAACGCTTTTTTGACGCCATTCTTAATAACAGAGGTACGACTCATTAGTTAGCTCTCCACCAATTAGATTGACCACCACCTGCTAGTAAGGGACTCACTATCTGTCTAACGTTTCGAGGTATTACGCTAGGCGGTATTACAGTAGTTAGACTGATACCGCTCACCGAGAGACTCGATATTTTTCCGGTATCGTCTAACAAACCATCGTTACTTAACAAGTGATGCGCAAGTTCGAAAGTGGCTCTCACAATTCTGTCAGGAACGCCGTCGATTGTCAACGTAGTGCCATATTTAGGATCATAGTAATAGCCGCTACGTGGAAAAGCCAACGGTTGCGCCGTATTCAGCGCAGTACCTACCCATACAAGATCATCAAGCAGGTACGTGGCTGTGATTAGCGATTGCTCTTTTTGAGTTGCAACAGCAGAAGTCCAAGCAGCCACGTCCAGTCGATTTTCGAAGTAAGCCTCCGCCTCCGCAACGGTAACGTATGAATTTACCCCTTTTGCAAGAGCCATTTTGGTTACGCGTGAAAGATCGGGAGAATGCCGAGGCTAAGAGCACTAGACGCCTTACGCGTCCAGACACCGGCTGATGCATCCGCACTTGTGAGCGATTCAATCGCAACATACGAAGCACCTTCTTTAACAGCCATGTAGTCCGCGTTGGTCGGGAACTTGGTAGTAGCACCAGCCCAATCGTAGCCACCCGGATGAACCACATTGCCCCAGCGATACCAAATATCAGTGGAGCCGCCACCATTGTAGGCGCGAGCATCACGATAGATCTCGACAGGACTCGGAACGTCCAGATTTTCCATCGCCAACGCACCGGGCAACACGATAAATGACGTCTTGGTACCACCAATACCAGCAGAAGCGCCGTTGTTCAACTTGGCCAATTGCGCCGTGGTGAAACCTTGAGCAGCTCGCGTTTGGATCAGACGGAACTTACCACCGAAGATAGTGTCAAACTTCACATTGGCTTCAGTGACCTTGGTCTCATCCACCAGGTTTGCCGAGCGAAGCGATGCCAACGTCTCAGGAGAGACAATAAGGTACGCATAGTCTGGCTCATAGTCTTTCCAGGCCATACCGATAGCTCTAAGGAAGTTCTCAGCACGCTGAGCACCTTGACTTGAGGCAGAAGCCGCACCAATAGGTGCAACGCCAGCGCCAAGATCCACATAGAAGCCATGGTTCGTACTAGCTGGATCGTTGTCAAAGGTTTGACCGCCGAGACCACCTGCACGAAGCCCTAGCAATGCTTCGGACGCTGCAACACCTTTCAAGACTGCCAAGATTTGGTCATGCTCGTTCTGAGCACGAGTCTCACCAAAATCGCGCGAGATCTTTGCGAGACCATCTTGTTGAGTCACAACTTGCGACATATTCACATTAGTAGCCCCATGCGAACGAACGGTCTTTACATACGTAGAAAAGTCAGACGTATAGGTAGAGCCAGTGCCATTGCCACTATTATCCAGCGACACCGTGTTCACGATGGCGGTGATCGGTTTGAACCAGCGAACTTGACCAATAAACGTTTCAGTCTTTGTATCAATGTTGGGATTAGGTCCCACGATCCCGGTACCGGATAATTTACGCGCGTTAGTATAAGCCTCATCGCTGTAAGCGCCGAGAGCCGCTTGCAACGCATAAGTATCCGAACCATTTACGTTAGATAGAATTTCAGCCATTTAAGTATCCTAAAAGTTAATGTTTGCCCAACTTACCCTCAGCTGCTAGTTTTAAAACTTCAGACTGAGTCATATCGAAGAGCGATTTTGGTTTCTTTACATCGGCAAGTATTTCACCTCTACCAGAGGAGGTGGAGCCGCCACCACTGTTTGATTTGACCTTGAACAAGAAAGATTGTTCCTCATCCTTAGAAAAAGCTTCACAATATTCTTTAATAGAAATACCGGAACGATGAATCCATTGTTTCTTATCGTCCTGCACAAGATTCCCGGTAATTTCTTTGAACGCCATCTCAGCTGCCTTGTCATTTCTGAAAGACATACTGCGCAATGCTTCACGTACATTTACATCACGGCTAAGCTCCGTGTTGCGCTTTGCAAGTGCTGCATTTGCAGCGCGTTCTTCGGCTAATTGAATTTCGTAAGCTTCTTTAAACTTACCTTCTTCGCTCAGTCGTTTTACTGTAGCTTCTCTTTCTTTAGCTTCGAATGCTGCGACCTTTGCTTGATACTCATCGCGTTGTTTGTACGCGTTGTCCAGCGATTTCTTGATGTTGGCTAACTCTGCGTCAAGTCTTTCTTGAACCAATTTGGAAATCATTTCGCTGTCAGCTTTTGTTCCAGAGCTTTGCGATTTAAGCGCCTCCGCCTTTGCGGTAGCCTCTTTCATCGCCTCATCTGCTGCTTTTTCAGCTGCCTTTACAGCGGCTTCGACTTTTTGAGCTTCAGCTACTTGCGCTTGCGCTTGCGCTTCGGCATTCGGGTCAATCTTAACATCATCCGTCATTTCAAACTCCTATTAGGCACAGCC